ACACAAGGTACAGTATTAGAGAAATTTGGATATGTTTCTAAAGCATCAGATGCTAAAGACGATTCAGGCAATACAAACTATTATAAGAATGTTATTGCAAACAAATCAAAATATATTCACTGGTTATCACACCCAACAGGAAACACAACAGCTACATATGCTAATGCTTCTTCTAATTGGGGAAATGCAGCTTCTGGTGTAGCATTCACAAAACTTGCAGCTAATGTAACACTATCTCTTGCAAGTGGTGCCGATGGTACAGTTTCAACTGCCAATGTGGTTACTGCTTACGATTACTTTGATCCTGCTGAATCAGTAGATATCAATTTAGTTGTTTCAGGTCCTGCTGACGCTACTGTTGCAACAAGTCTTATCTCAATGGCAGAAACTCGTAAAGACTGCCTAGTATTCTTATCACCAACTAAAGCAAATTGTGTTGACAATGCTGGTGATGAAGTTACAGATATCAAAACTTACCGTGATACATTAACAAGCACATCATATGCTGTGTTAGATGGTAATTGGAAATATCAATACGACAAATATAACGATGTATATCGCTGGGTACCATTAAATGGTGACATCGCTGGTCTATGTGCAAGAACAGACCTCGAAAGAGACCCATGGTTCTCACCAGGTGGTTTAAATCGTGGTATTATTAAAAACTCAATCAAGCTTGCATGGAATCCAACAAAGACAAATCGTGATGATTTGTATGTAAAAGGTATTAATCCTGTTGTTACATTCCAAGGCGAAGGTACTGTGTTATTTGGTGACAAGACACTTCTAAGCAAACCAAGTGCGTTTGATAGAATTAATGTTCGTAGATTATTCATTGTCCTTGAGAAAGCAATTGCTCGTGCAGCTCGTTTCTCATTGTTTGAATTCAACGACCAATTCACTCGTGCTTCATTTGTAAATCTTGTAGAACCATATTTACGAGATGTTCAAGGTCGCCGTGGTATTTACGACTTCCGTGTAGTTTGCGATGAGTCAAATAATACGCCAGAAGTTATCGATAGAAATGAGTTTGTTGGTGATATCTATATCAAACCGGCTCGTTCAATCAACTTTATTCAACTTAACTTTGTTGCTGTTCGAACTGGTGTTTCATTCGATGAAGTTGTTGGTAAGTTCTAATAAATAGAGAAACAGGAGAAAATAAATGGCATTTAATGTAAATGAATTCCGTAGCCAATTAGTTGGTGACGGCGCTCGTCCAAATCTGTTCGAGGTGGCTATGCCCTTTCCTGCGTTTTCTTTACCAGCAAACGCACAAACAAAATTAACTTTCATGTGTAAAACAGCACAACTTCCCGGCTCAACAGTCGGTGTTGTGCCTGTTCAATACTTTGGTCGTGAATTAAAGTTTGCAGGAAATAGAACATTCGCAGATTGGACAATAACTATCGTCAATGATGAAGACTTTATTATCCGTAACGCTTTCGAAAGATGGATGAACGGTATTAATAGTCACAATCTTAATGTGCGTAATCCAGTAGCTCAGGCTCCTGCAGGATACACAGTTGATGGTCAAGTAACACAATTTGGCAAACAAGGTAACACACTCAAAAAATATAAATTCGTTGGTTTATTTCCAACTGATGTATCTCCAATCGATGTTGATTGGGGTGCTAATGATGCAATTGAGGAATTTACTGTAACGATATCATATCAATGGTGGGAAGCAGTAGAAGACGGTGTAGTGTAGTGAGAAGGACTTCGGTCCTTCTCTATTTTTTTTAGGATGATATAATATGGCAGTGAAACTTTTTGGGTTTACCCTAGGTCGCAAGGATGTTGTTCAACCGCAACTTCCTGAGCAAGCCTCTTTCGCACTTCCAACAGAGACGATGGATGATGGTGCAGTTACCATTACATCCAATGCTCATTATGGAACTTATGTTGATTTAGAAGGCTCTGTTCGAAATGAAATTGAATTAGTCACTCGCTATCGTGAGATGGCTAATCATCCAGAATTAGAAATGGCGATTGATGATATTGTCAATGAAGCTATATCTCATAATGAAACTGGTAAAGTTGTGTCTATTGTTTTAGACAAACTTAAACAACCAGAGTCTATTAAAAAGAAAATCATTGAAGAATTTGATACCATCCAAAGAATGCTTAATTTTAGCAATTTGGCTGATGACCTATTCAAACGATGGTATATTGATGGTCGTTTAAATTACCATGTTGTTGTTAATGAAAAGAATCCAAAAGAAGGGATTCAAGAATTAAGATATATTGACCCACGCAAGATTCGTAAAGTGCGTGAAGTTAAAAAAGGAAGAGATCCAAAAACTGGTGCTTCTATTATTAATTCGATTGCTGAATACTATGTGTATAATGACAAAGGTCAAACAACACAAACATATACAAGTAATATTAATGCCGGTTTAAGAATTGCACCAGAATCAATTATTAATGTAAATTCTGGATTAATGGATGCAAAAAATACATTCGTTATTTCATATTTACATAAAGCAATCAAACCTTTAAATCAGTTAAGAATGATTGAAGATGCGATTGTTATTTACCGTTTATCAAGAGCTCCTGAAAGAAGAATTTTCTACATCGATGTAGGTAATCTTCCTAAAGGTAAAGCTGAACAATATCTCCGTGATATTATGGTCAAGTACCGTAATAAAATGGTGTATGATGCTCAGACTGGCGAATTAAGAGATGACCGCAAGCATATGTCAATGCTTGAAGACTTCTGGCTTCCACGCCGTGAAGGTGGTAAGGGTACCGAGATTACTACTTTACCAGCTGGTCAAAACCTTGGTGAATTGGAAGATGTCAAATACTTTAGACAAAAACTTCTTAATTCATTGAATGTTCCTATTTCACGATTAGAACCACAACAAGGTGGTATGATTGGTATTGGTAGAACGACTGAAGTTACCCGTGACGAAGTTAAGTTTGCTAAATTTATTCAGAGGTTAAGAAACAAGTTTTCAACAATCTTTGACCAAGCGCTTCGTGTTCAATTGGTACTCAAAGGTATTTGTACCACAGATGAGTGGGAATTATTTAAAGAAGACATTTATTTTGATTTCTTAAAAGATAACAACTTTACAGAGATGCGTGATGCAGAACTTCTCCGTGAAAGAGTTACCTTATTACAAACAGTTGACCCATACATTGGTAGATACTACTCTGCTAATTGGGTTCGTAAAAATATTCTTCAAATGGACGATGAACTTATCGAACAGATGGATACTGAAATTGCTAAAGAAGATAAAGATGGTACTGGTGGCCCAACGATGGCAGCTGGCGGTGAGCAAGTTTCACCTGACCAATTTCCACCAGAAGACAACACTCAAGATAATGGTGTTGAAGATTCAAAAACTCCACAACTTGATGCTGATGTGGAAAAATATAGTAACATAAATAGAGATTAACGGAGAAAATTATGGAAACATCACAATTTATTGACCAACTTGCAGCTGGCGATGCCGCTCAAGCTAAAGATACATTAACAGATTTAATGTCTGCTCGTGCATTTCAATCACTTGAAGACAGAAAAATTGAAATTGCTAAATCGATGTTTGGTGGTAAAGAAGCTGAACAACAAGAAGATATCGAAGTTATGGATGCTAATGAAATCAATGGTATCCAAATGAGTGATATCGAAGTTCAAGATACGGAAGATACACCAGCTTAACTATGATAAGTTTAAAAGAATTTAAAGAAGCGCCAATTGTAGAGGAAGAGAAACAAGATTTCTCTAAATTTGACGCATTGGTAAGAGCTGGTTTAGCTAATAGAACCCAGCTTCAAAGACTTCATCGCATTTTAGATAAGATGCAAGATGAGAAACCAACTTTTAATTCTACCGATAGAGCATTGGTACAAAGTCTATTCAATAAAATGACAGACTTAATTACCAACAATAAACAGATATTTACTAAAACAAAACAGGCTGTTCGTGAGGATGTGGAAGAATTTACAGAAGCTGTAAAAGACGCCCTAAATGATCCTCCGTTCGTTTTGGTGTTGCGTAGGAAAGCTATTCGCCTTTATCCAAATAATCAAAAGGTTGCACTTTACTACAATCAAAAACTTAACAAATCTTTCACGATTCCATATGGTTCCAATGTTGATGGTGTAATTCAGGCAGAAAATTTTACAAGTGATATAAATACACTTGAAGAAGATGCTATCTTACAATTGCAAAAAATTAAAGATGAGCATCAAATTGGAAAAGTAAAACATAAAGACGGTACATCAAGTAAAGTTGATGTCCAAACTGCCCATGCAATATTGACGGTGCATAAAAGTTTAAATGATGAAAACAAAAAGAAATTTGCAGATATGGTTGGCAAGTCTAATCAACATCTACAAAAAGCAGCAGGCTTTTCATTTAAACATTTAAAATGAAATTTGTTGACTTAATATTACAGAACAAATTAGACGAAGCAAAACAAGAATTATTTGACCGTCTAAATGAAATGGTCGCTCAGCGTCTTGAAGAAGCTAAGCGATATGTAGCCGCTGATAGGTTTGAAGAAGTTGATTTAGATGAAGCTACAAAACGGAATCCCAACATAATTAAGATGGGAAGAATTCAAAAGATTCACCGTAGAATAAGAAGAAATGCTAAAGGTCGTATCGTTGTTCAAAAGAACAAGAGACGCTCTGGTATAAAAGGGTATCGTATTTCAGGTAATACTGTTAAACGAATTCCTGCAACAACAAGATTAAGGAAAGCCCGTTTATTAAAACGGTCATGGAAAACAACCAGGAGAGCAAAGCTTCGCAGAACATTAATCAAACGAAAAATGTCAATGCGTAGAAGAGCCGGATTAGGATTAAAATAAAATGGGATATGAATTAAAAAATACTCAAAGGTCATCATCAATACTTCGTTGTGTTGATCCTGGCACTTACACAATTAATTTACAAGACTTGGCAGCTAATACTGGCGGTATTGGTGAAACAATTAACTCATCAGCTATTAAAAGAGTCACTTGGTCAACCAATGGAAGCATTTCAATTACACGCAATAATGTTCCTATGTTATCTTTGCATAATGCTGGTGAAATGCGTTTAGATGAATATGGGCATGTAATTGCAAATAATTCAACATCTAATCTTGCAATTACTATTACTACTGGCGGTTCGCTTGTTATGGAAATTACAAAAGACACATCTTACAATGTGGCATTAACAGGATTCTAAAATGAAACTAATCAGAGAAACCGTTGAGGATGTAAAATATCTTACAGAGACATCTGAAAACGGCAAGAAAAATCTTTATATCGAAGGCACTTTTTTAGTTGGCGATACAGTAAATCGTAATAATCGTATGTATAAAATGGAAACACTTCGTAACGAAGTAAAGCGTTACAATGAAGAATACATTAAAACTAATCGTGCTTTAGGTGAGTTGGGTCATCCTGACACACCATCAATCAATCTTGAAAGAGTATCACATAAAATTGTTTCACTTGTCGAAGACGGTAGCACATTTTATGGCAAAGCTCTTATTCTTGAAACTCCATATGGTCAAATAGTTAAAAACTTTATTGACAATGATGTAAGTATTGGTGTTTCATCAAGAGCACTAGGCTCCGTCACTCAAACTAGAGAAGGTTATAACCTAGTCCAAGATGACCTAAAATTAGCAACAGCGGCAGACATTGTTGCGGATCCATCAGCTCCAGGCGCTTTCGTAAATGGCATCATGGAAAATAAAGAATGGATGTTTGTTGAAGGTAAGTTTGTAGAAGCTGACTTTGACAATGCAAAAAGACAAATTCAGAGAGCATCTTCACGCCAAATTGAAGAAGTTGCACTTAAATTGTTTGAAAACTACATACGAAAACTTTAATATTATAAATAAGAAATCAAATAAAGGAGATTCCCTAATGGCAACAAATAAACTCATGGAAGCCGCTGCCGACATTCTTGCAACAAGTAAGAAACAAGCACCTGCGGAACCAACGCAAAAATTACCAGGTTCTGAATATACAGAATTGGGTGGACCATCAAACAAACCAGCTGAAGGTGAAGACCGTGTTGGTGAAGATCCATATAAAGACTATCAAATCAAAGATAATAAAGCTAAACAAGCAGAAGCACCAAAAGCTAAACCTTCTGCCGCTTCTGCTAAACAAGAAGAAGTGGAATCAGAAGAAGAAGTTATTTCTGAAACACAAGAACAAGTTGAAGAATCTTGGAAGAAAAAAATGAAAGAAGATGTTGATTCATTGTTTGCTGATGACACTACAATTTCTGAAGATTTTAAATCTAAAGTTTCTACAATTTTTGAAGCTCGTGTTACTGACCGTGTTTCACAAATCCAAGAAGAAATTGAATCCAAATATGCTGATATGCTTGAAGAAGCTATCACATCTGTTCGTAACGACTTAACAGAGAAAGTTGATGACTATCTTTCTTATGTTGTTGAACAATGGATGGCAGACAATGAAATCGCTATTGAATCTGGCTTACGCTCAGAATTAACAGATGACTTTATTGCTGGTCTTCGCAACCTATTCGCAGAACATTATATTGATGTGCCTGCTGAAAAAGTCGACCTCGTTGACGAACTTGCTGGTAAAGTTGAAGAACTTGAAAGCAAACTTGACGAAGAAATCGAGCGTGGTGTTGAGTTTAAAAAGGCTCTTATTGAATCACGCAAAAATGAACTTACTCGTGTAGTATGTGAAAATCTTACAGATACTCAAGTTGAAAAAATCAAATCACTTGCAGAAAGTGTTGAATTCTCCACAGAGGACGAATACAAAAACAAACTTGAAACAATCCGTGAGAACTATTTCCCATCTAACTTTAAAAAGGCAGATGCGGAATCACTAAACGAAACAGTTGAAGAAGCTGATGACAAAAAAGTGGAAATTAATGATCCATTTGTTGCATCAGTTGCTAACGCAATTTCTAAAACTAAATTTTAATTAACAAGTAAAAACTAGGAGATAAAAAAATGTATTTGTCCGAACAATTACAAAAAAAATGGGAAGGTGTTCTGGATCATCCAGATTTAGCACCAATTAAAGACCCATACCGTAAAGCGGTTACTGCTGTAGTTCTTGAGAATCAAGCTCTTGAAATGCAAAAATCTGGTCAAATCCTTCACGAAACAGCTCCAGCAAATTCATCTGGTACAGGTGGTTTTGGTGGTACAGCTGCTGCTGGTGGTCCAGTTGCTGGTTTCGATCCAATCTTAATCAGTTTAGTTCGCCGTTCATTACCGAACTTAATCGCATATGATATTTGCGGTGTTCAACCAATGACAGGCCCTACTGGTCTTATTTTCGCTATGCGCTCATCATACTCAACAGCTAATATAACTGCTGGTGCGGCTGAAGCGTTCTATAACGAAGCTAACACAGCCTTTGGTGCTAATGGTAGTGGTCCTCAAACAACACTTGCTGTTGGTGCTGCTGCTGATGCTAACGGTGCTTTCGTTGGTAATGCAACTGCTACTGCTGCTATGGCAACTGCTACTGCTGAAGATTTAACATTCAAAGAAATGGCTTTCTCAATTGAAAAAGTAACTGTTACTGCAAAGACTCGTGCTTTGAAGGCAGAATACTCAATTGAATTAGCACAAGATTTGAAAGCAGTTCATGGTTTAGATGCAGAAACAGAATTAGCAAACATCTTGTCTGCTGAAATTCTTGCTGAAATCAACCGTGAAGTTGTTCGCACTATCTACGGTACTGCTAAACAAGGTTGTGCTGTTGGTACAACAAATGTTGGTTCTTTCAATCTTGACACCGATTCAAACGGTCGCTGGATGGTTGAAAAAGTTAAGGGTCTCGCTTTCCAAATCGAAAGAGAAGCTAATACAATTGCTAAAACAACTCGTAGAGGTAAAGGTAATGTTCTTATCGTTTCTTCTGATGTTGCTTCTGCTCTTGCAATGGCTGGTATCCTTGATTACCAATCTGCATTACAATCACAAGTTAACCTAACTGTTGATGATACAGGCAATACATTTGCTGGTACATTATTCGGTCGCATTAAAGTGTATATTGATCCATATGCTCCTACATCTGCATCTTCAGAATTTGCAGTTGTTGGTTACAAAGGTTCAAATGCTTATGATGCTGGTTTGTTCTATTGCCCATATGTTCCTTTACAAATGGTTCGTGCAGTTGACACAACGAATTTCCAACCAAAAATTGGATTCAAAACTCGTTACGGTCTAGTTGCTAACCCATTCGCTGAAGGTACTTCACAAGGCGCTGGCGCATTGAATGTTCTCTCTAATAACTATTACAGAGCATTTAAAATCCAAAATTTAATGTGAGTTAGATTCACCTCAACATTAAAAATATGTTTTATTTTAAGGGAGAATTTAGGTTCTCCCTTTTTTTATATGTCATTACATAAAGTTTGGAAATTATAAATAAAGTTATGGATAATTTAATTAAACACATTCACCACATTATACCAAAACATGTTGGTGGTACAGATGAAGAATCAAATCTAATTGAACTTACAATTGAAGAACATGCTAATTCTCATCTAAAATTATACCAACAACATGGTAGATTGGAAGATAAATTGGCTTGGATGGGATTGTCTGGACAAATTGGCAAAGATGTAATTTTAAGGGAGATAGCTATGGCCCAAAAAGGAAAAAAGAAGCCAAATGGTTTTGGGGAAAAAATAAGCACTTTTCGAAAAACATTTAAATACTCTGAACAATCAAAATTAAAAATGAGCTTAGCTAAAAAAGGTAAAAAACTTACACAAGAACATATTGATAAAACTAGAAGATGGGGCCAAAAAAATTCTGATTATCAAAAACAAAGAGTTTCTCAATCTTTAGCTAAAGAATATAAATTAACTGATCCAAACGGTAAAACTTTTACTATTAAAAATTTAAGAAAATATTGTATAGAGAATAACCTAGACCAAGGCAATATGTCAAGGAATCTTGTTCGTGGTTGGATGTGTAAAAAAATAGCATAAATACCATCTATGACAGCTACTAATCGAAACCCAAGTAATCCTAATTTTCTACAGCCTAATAAGTTTCAGTTAAACTTTGCTAGGTCACCTAATGTGCAATACTTTTGCCAATCATTAAGTGTGCCTGGAATTTCAATGTCTGAAGTTCCACAAACTACGCCATTTGTTGACATATATGTGCCAGGTGAAAAAGCAATATACGACTTATTGAACATTACCTTTTTGGTAGATGAAGAGCTTAA